TGACGCGCTTATTGCAGCGCAGCAAGAACTCACCTCGGCGCAGATGGAGCTGGAGGCGGCGAAAAATTTTCGTCCGACCCCTTTACAAGACGCTTCGACCGGCGTAGAAAGTCAAACATCGGTGCAGCCGACTCTCGACCCCCGGGTTGTGAATTGGCAGAAGCGGAACCCTTGGTTCGGCTCTGACGACGAGATGACGGCACTGGCACTTGCGACGCACAAGCGGTTAGTGGAATCCGGGGTAGACCCCCGATCCGACGAGTACTTCAAGAAAATTGATGCTCGGATCCGCGAAAAATTCCCCGAGAATTTCGGGAGCGAACGGGATGATGGGGCCACCCATCAACCTAACCGGCGTCCTGCTACCGTGGTTGCACCCACGGTCCGGTCAAGCAGTGCGAAAAAAGTAACTCTCACTCAGACTCAGGTGAATCTCGCCAAGAAGCTTGGCATTTCACTCGAGGACTACGCGCGTAACGTTATTGCACTGGAGAACCGGAAATGACCAACAAGGCTGCAAGGGACCACGAAACGAGGGGCTCGGAAATGCGTGATCAGCAGATGTACGCACCGCCGTCGCTTCTGCCGTTTCCGGCACCGGAGCCGGGGTTCGTTTTCCGTTACGTGGCTACGCACGTGCTGGGTCTTTCGGACCCGTCGAACGTGTCGAAGCGTTTCCGTGAAGGGTGGGAGCCGTGCAAAGCAGAGGACTACCCCGAGCTGCGCCTGAACGCGAATGCGGACGGGAACATCGAGATCGGCGGTCTCATGCTGTGCAAGATGAACGAGGAAAAGGCGCGCTCGCGGGATGCGTACTACGCGGCGCAAACGTCCGCTCAGGTGGAGTCGGTGGACAACCACTACATGCGGCACAATGACCCCCGCATGCCGTTGTTCGCGGAGAAAAACACCTCCGTGACGCGCGGCAAGGGGTTCGGTTCCGGAACGAAGTAAAAGGAGATTTTCATGGCCTCAGTAGCTACCCCCTACGGTATGCGGCCTATCGGTGCCAGCGGACTATCGCCCTACGGTGCGAATACGGTCCGTCAGTACCGGCTGACTGCCGACAACGACGTAGCGATCTACACGTACGGCCTCGTGGTGATGGTGGCGGGCGCAATCAACGGCGCTGACACCGCACCGGCGGCGGGTACGTGCGACGCGCAGACCCCCATCGGCGTGTGCCTCGGTGTGCAGTACACCGATCCGACGCTGAAATACACGCTGAACGCGCAGTACCTGCCCGCCAATGCGATCACGGCCGGGTACACCAACATTCTGGTGAGCGTGTACGACGACCCGTTCGGTCTGTTCATGATCCAAGCCAACGGCACGGTGACTCAGGCGGAAATTGGCCTGAACATGGACATCGCCACGTTCACGGGCAGCACCACGACTGGCCTGAGCACGATGGCGGGCAACGCCACCTGTGCGACGACCAACACGTACCCCCTGAAGGTGGTGGATCTGGTTAACCAGAACTCGATCTTCGGCGGTGGGCTTTCGGCTCCGGGCGACGCGTACACGGACTGCATCGTGCGCTGGAACTGGAACACGCACCACTACATGTTCCAACTCGGAATCTAAGGGGAGCACATCATGGCTATCTCACGTTCACAGCTACTCAAGGAACTGCTCCCCGGCCTGAACGCGCTGTTCGGTCTGGAGTACAAGCGCTACGGCGAGGAGTACAAGGAAGTCTACGAGACGGAAACGTCCGAGCGTTCGTTCGAAGAGGAGACGAAACTCTCCGGCTTCGGAACTGCGCCGGTGAAGAGCGAGGGCGGCGGCGTGACGTACGACACCGCGTCCGAGGTCTACACTTCGCGGTACACGCACGAGACCGTCGCGCTGGGCTTCTCGATCACCGAAGAGGCAATCGAGGACAACCTGTACGATTCGCTGTCCAGCCGCTACACCAAGGCGCTGGCGCGCGCGATGTCGTACACTAAGCAGGTCAAGGCGATGTCGGTGCTCAACAACGCTTTCACTTCCGGCTACGTCGGCGGTGACGGCAAGGTGCTCTGCGCAACGGACCACCCGCTGATCAACGGCTCGACCAACAGCAACCGCCCGACGGCGGGTGTCGATCTGAACGAGACCGCGATGGAAGCGGCCGTCATCCAGATCGCTGCGTGGACCGACGAGCGCGGTCTGCTCATCGCCGCGCGCCCGCGCAAGCTGGTCATTCCCCCGGCGTACATGTTCGTCGCCAAGCGGCTCTTCGGTACCGAGCTGCGCGTGGGGACTGCGGACAACGACATCAACGCCATGAAGGCGATGAACGTCATCCCGCAGGGTTACTCGGTGAACCACTTCCTCACCGACACCAACGCGTGGTTCCTGATGACCGACGTGCCGAACGGGCTCAAGCACTTCGAGCGCGTGCGCATGTCCCAGTCGATGGAAGGTGACTTCGAGACCGGCAACGTCCGATACAAAGCGCGCGAGCGCTACAGCTTCGGCTGGTCGGATCCGCTGGCCGTCTGGGGTTCGCCCGGTTCGTCGTAAGCACGGAAACGGGGGCTTCGGCCCCCGTTCGCATTGCCCGCGCTGGCTTAGTCAGGCTGATGGGGCTCCTCCCGAGCGCGGTTACCAAGGAGACAGACCATGACTACGTTTGGCGATCAAGTGTTCCAGTACGGCGGCTCGCCGGTTGGCTTCAACCTCCCGTTCCTCCCCACCGGTTCCGTGTTCTTCGTGGACCCGGCCAACGGCTCCGACGGCAACAGCGGCAAGAAGCCCTCGCAGGCGTTTTCCACCATCTACAAGGCCTACGCCATGTGCACGGCGGGCAAGAACGACGTGGTGGTGCTCATCGGCGACGGCAGCACTACGGCGACGGCCCGGCTGTCGCTGGCCAATGCGGTTGCGGCCAACTCGGCGGCTACCACGGGCACGCTTACGTGGGCCAAGAACGCGACCCATCTGGTCGGCGTGACCGCACCGGCGACGAACCGTCGCGCGCGGCTGGCAACGCCCACGGGCACCTACACCCAGAGCACCTTCAACGCCCTGCCGCTCATCACGGTGTCCGCGTCGGGCTGCTACTGGTCGAACATCTCGATTTACTCCGAGTTCAGCACCGGTGCGAACGGCGAAATCGCGCTGAACATCACCGGCGGCCGAAACACGTTCAACGGCGTCGATGTGCTCGGACCGGCCAGCACGGCGGCGATCCAAGGCGCGTCCACCCGTACGGTGAAGATCTCCGGCACCGGCGAGAACAACTTCTACGGCTGCCAGATCGGTCTCGACACCGCCACGCGCACAGCGGCCAACGCGTCGCTCGAGTTCGCCAGCGCAACCGCCCGGAACACGTTCGTGGACTGCACGTTCCCGTTCCAAACCTCCTCGGCGACCGTGCTCGGTATCCTCGGTACCGGCGCGGGCTGCGTGGACCGCTGGAACCGCTTCAAGTCGTGCCGGTTCATCAACAACGTCGCAAGCACTTCCACGACGATGTCGGCTCTGGCGTCCTTCACCTCGGCTTCGCCCGGCGGCCTCCTGCTGTTTGAGGACTGCACGCTGGCAGGTGTTACCGAGTGGGGCGACACCAACGCGCTGGCCAACTCGTACGTGTCGATGCCTGCTTCCTCGGCGTCGGCGGGCGGTATCGCGGTCAACCCGTCGTAACGGCCATGTGACCCGAGGGGCTAACCCTCCTCGGGGTCTGCAAACACAGGAGACACACAATGGCTACAGCACCGATCAAAGTCACGGTTTCATCCGCGACTCGATCCGCGTGGATACCGCTGAACACCTACATCTCGCCGTTCAATGTAGGGATCGGCTGCGTCTGCTCGTCCAACATCAACGCCACGTACTCGGTCGAGTATTCCCACGACAACCCGCTGGATGCGGTGGCGTGCTCGATCACACGCAGCACCACTACGGCTACGCTGACCCTGCCGAACCACGGGCTCACCACCAGCGATTCGATCATCGTCGTCTCGTCGGGGGATTCGAACCTCGATGGAACGTATCAGGTGGCGAGCGTGCCGAACCAGAACACCGTGACGTACACCGTTGCGGACACGGGGGTCACGGCCAGCATCTCCGCGAAGGTCGCGGTCATGCGGGTGTTCACGCACAGCACTTTGGCGTCGAAGACAGCAAACGCAGACGGCAACATCGCGTACCCGGTTCAGGCTGTGCGGCTGCGCATTACGGCCTACACAGCGGGCTACGTGACCATGTTGGTGACCCAAGCGGGTCGGGCGCAGTAATGGCTGACACCATCGGCAACTACGGGGTTTCGGACACCAGCGCGGTTCGGGTGGTGTCTGTGGTTGCCGCTTCTTCGGGGGTGTCGGAGACGTTCCAGCTGGTGTTAGCCCCGGACCCGAAGCCGGTGCTTGTTACGGGCGCAGCCCCGACGGTGTCATAGTGCCATGGACGGAAAAGCAGCTCCGGCTGTTTCGTGCTGCAGCGCACGATAAAGGTATCTCGAAGCGCTCAGGCATCAAGCAGCCCGACGCGCGGCGCATGATGGGCGAGGGGTTGAAGAAGGCAAAAGGCGGCACCGTTTTGCAGCAGGCTGTCGGCAAGGCGGATACCAAGCACGGGCTACTCGATCTACCTGTGCACGCGAGGGCACCGATGAAAAAGAGCAAGATGAAGTTCGCTTCTGGTGGAAGCGTTCGAGACCGCATCTCCATGGCAATCGGCGACGCTGTTGATCGGTTGCGGGGGACGACGTACGAGCCCAACCCCCCGCAAAAAGAAGTGCGCCGCGCGGCGAATATCCGTGAGGTTGAGGACCGGGCGGTCAGCAAGAAGGCCGGTGGTGTCATCCGCAAGCGTTACGCCGATGGCGGGTTTGTCACGGACGACGATAACCCGGACGATCAGTACGTAGACCGTGGCGACCGGGGGCCGGATTTGGCGGCCATGGCGAAAGCCACCCCTGCTCCGGCAAAGCCTAAACCGAAAGCGTCTTCGCAGTACTACTCTGCTGCTCGCAAGCGCGG